GTCTTTACAAATAGAACATAGCTATCTTAATTTGTCTGAGCCAGATAATTCTGAAATGTTTAGAAGTCTTTTTCCAGGCGAAGGTGAAATACCACAAGTTTTATGGGAGGGTGAACGCATTGGCGGATATCCTGAATTGAAAAGTAAGATTGATGAATATATTAATGGAGAAGTAAAATGAATAGAAGTACTGTGATTGAGCAACTAAAGTCTGAAATTATAAATATAACATTCACTAAAGTAGATGGTTCAACTAGAAACATGAAAGCTACTTTGAGTGAGAACGAAATACCTGCTACATCTTCTAGTAGTAATACGGCTTTGAAAGCTCCTCAGACCTATCAAGCAGTTTGGGATACAGAAGCAAGCGGGTGGAGATCATTCAAGTGGGATAGCATCAAAGAAGTAAATGGTGTTGCGACTCCAAATGGAGTATCAATCAAGGAATAAGTAAATGACCAACGAAGAGTTTTTTCAGATTTTAGAAAAGGGAATCACTGAAGTACAGATAGAAAGTGATCTAGGTAGTAAGAGAAATTATAATTTGACACTACATCCAAAGAGAACTAAAGGTGGAGAGTATGAAACACGACAATCTCTCAGAAAACCCTGGAAATACTTTTCTGCAATTAATGCAGAGACGGGCAAATGGGAACAGTTTATTTTGTCTAAAGTCTTAATGGTTGATAGAGTAAAAGTTCGTGGCGGTATACAATATATCGGTTGACACTTTCTTGATCATGTGATATAATGATTGTTTAATTGATTGGAGTAAAATATGGCTAAAAGTAAAAAGAGGGCTATACCGAGAAGAGGTAATGCGGCTAAGTTGGCTGAAGAGTCTAACATTGGTCGAGAAACCATTGATTGGTCATCAGTAAAGCCCGAAGAGTATCGAAAGAATGTACTCGAAACTTTACGCCACTACGGATACTTTTACGAGAAGAAATCCTATGTCTCGTGGTCTATAGAATGGATAAAGGCAAATCGCCCTAGTGATCTAAAAACATTCAAAGCAAGCGAAGACTGGAGAGTATCTGCCACATTAGCAGGTCTAATGAAGATGCAGTTAATGGGCGCAGAACTCGAACAGTCTGATATTGATTTCATTGAAAGTAGTGTGGCAAGAATACTGCAAATAGGTAAAATGAATATAGAGAATGCTGTAGAAGAAGTCGAAGAAGATAAAGAACCCGTCAAAAGAAAGAACCCATCCGAACTTCTAAAAGAGAAGACCCTAAACATTACGGGCGAGATCGAGGGTTTCATCGATGACTATCTAGATGGAACTCTTGATAAGAAGTTCTCATTATATACCCATTTAAAAACTATTGATGCCGCCGCACAAACTGCCAGAGATATCGCTAAGTTCTACAGAGAAATGGAAGCAGAGTTAGTAGAACTGACAGTAAACAAAGATGCAGAGTTAGTAGAAGGCTATAGCAGTCTCTCCACCAAAGAGCAGAAGGGTTTACTTAAATTGATATCTGGTTTTGTTAGTGATGCTGAGAAGTTTGTCTTGAGTAAAAAGGCAAATAGAAAACCTCGTGCCAAGAAAGCCACGCCTGCCACAAAGCAAGTAGCAAAGGTTATCTATCAAAAAGAATGCGCTGACTTTAAAATATCTAGCACTAGTCCAGCCTACATAGTTGGCGCCACTGAAGTTTATCTGTTCAATACCAAAACTAGAGTTATTAAGTATCTAGTTACAGATAATAAAGACGGCTTTATAGTCAGTGGTACGACTGTCAAAAACTATGACGAAGAACTGTCGTTAAAGAAAAAACTCAGGAAGCCTGAAGAGACAATCGATTCTATCAACAAGGTAACAAAGTTGAGAGCATTGAAAGCATTGAAGGCTTTGAAAACCAAAGCGAGTTCAACTGACGGTAGAATAAACGCCGACACGGTTATTCTAAAGGTGAATAAGTGAAAGATAACATAATCGACTTTAATAAAGCCTTTGAGAAAAGAAAGAGGCTTGAAAAAGAGATTGATGATCTAATACTAGAAAGTGATGAGGAGATAATAGATTTCTTTTCTACACTAAATGCGAGAGAAACCGTTTGGGCTCTGAGAGGATTTGATTTTGATATTGAGGGTGACCCAAAATCGATGCTAGATATTCTCACGATAATAGAAGCAACAAAGTCTCTAATGTGGAGAGCAAGAGGGAAGGAATATCCATTTCAAACTTTTGCTGATACAGTATTCGAAAGTGTGCAAGAAGAAAGTGGTTTTAAAATAGAGCAGATGTTAGAACACTTTATAACCGACATGGAAGAATACTACGCCAATCTAGATGACTATGATATGTAAAAAAGACTTGACAAACCCCATTAACTTATGTTATAGTATCAGAACTATTAAATTAAGTTAGGAGAAGATAATGATATTGGTTGATCTAAACCAGGTCATGATCGCAAATATGATGATGCAGATTGGTAATCATCATAATGCAGAGATTGACGAAGGTATGCTAAGGCATATGATTTTGAATACGCTAAGAGCGAATCGTAAGAAGTTTACAGACGAGTTTGGTGAACTTGTGATCTGCTGTGATGACAAGAACTACTGGCGTAGAAGAGTATATCCATACTACAAAGCGAATCGTAAAAAGACTAGAGATAGTTCCGAAATGGATTGGAATGCCATCTTTACTGCTTTGAACAACATTCGTGAAGAACTAAAAGAGTTCTTTCCATATAAAGTTATTCAAGTAGAGACCTGCGAGGCTGATGACATTATTGGTGTTATCACACACGAAGAAGGCACTGAACTAAATGCAGGTGAGCCCATTCTAATTCTGTCTGGTGATAAAGATTATATACAACTTCACAAGTATGCGAATGTGAAGCAGTATGACCCGACTAGAAAACGCTGGATTTCTAATGCGAATCCAGAGAAATATCTTGCTGAACATATCATCAAGGGTGATTCGGGTGATGGCATACCAAATGTCTTGTCTGAAGATAATGCTTTGGTTATGGGTACAAGACAACGCCCAATAACACAAAAGCGACTTGCTGAGTGGGCTGATATAAATAATATGCAAGATGAAGTAAAGCGAAATTATATGCGTAACAAAGCATTGATTGACCTGACTGAAGTGCCTAAAGATATGAAAGAAGAAATTCTTTCGCTTTGGCATGAAGAGAATGGAAAAGATCGAAGTCAGTTACTGAATTACTTTATCAAAAACAAACTTAGAAATTTAATGGAATGTATAACGGAGTTTTAAAATGACTACATTATCTCTGGCGGAGATTGTTAATTCTGCCCGAAAAGCTGAAACAGTTGAAGAGAAAGTTGCGGTACTAAAAAGACATGATAGCCAAGCACTAAGAGATGTCTTAATTCTTATGTGTGACAAGAGATGGACTTTTGATTTACCGGACACACCTCCTCCATACGAAGAATCTGTAATTCATGAGTCACATGGTTTATTATATCGTGAAGCCAGAAAGTTTCCATATTTTGTGAATGAGATGCCTGATGGCAAGGATTTATCAAGAGTGCGAAAAGAAGCATTATTCATTCAGTTGTTAGAATCGATTGATGCTGAAGATGCTAAACTTGTTCTTCGTATGATTGCAAAAGAGCCATATCCAGATTTAGCACCTGAAGTTATTAATCAGGCACTTGGAAACATAATTGCTGATCCAATTCCAGTAAAAAGAGGTCGTGGTAGACCTAAGAAATCAGAAGCACCGGTATCATAACAAGGTAAGGTAGTATGGGTAAAAATAAGAGTAAGAAATTTCGTGAGTGGATGGATGAGGACTTTGATAGTAAAAAGGACTCAAAGCGATACGACAAGCGTAAAGCAAAGATTCAAGAAGCGAGACGAAACAAGCGAAAGAACCGAGATTCTTTCTAAACACAACATATATTATGGAGTTATAGTATGATATCAGCAGTAGGGACTATGTTCCCAGACTTTGAATTGACAGGCGTAAACAAAGATAATGAGTTCGAGAAAGTTAACAATACTAACTTGATTGGCAAATGGTCTGTAGTTTACTTCTACCCAAAAGACTTTACTTTCATCTGTCCAACTGAAATTGCGGCATTTGACGAACTAACTGCACACGCCAATGTACTTGGTATTAGTG